TCTCTGCTTCGGCTTTTGCTTCAGCATCTGCTTTTGCTTTGGCTTCTTCTTCAGCTTTTTTAGCAGCCTCTTCTGCAGCAATTCTTTCAGCCTCTAATCTTTTAGCTTCTTCTTCTGCAGCAATTCTTTCAGCCTCTGCTTTTGCTGCTGCTTCTGCTGCTGCTTTAGCTTCTGCCTCTGCTTTAATTCTTGCTTGCTCAGCTTCATAAGCCTGCTGTGCAGCAACTCTTGCAGCCTCTGCTGCTATTGCTGCCTGTCTAGCTATTTCTGCTAATCTTGCTGCTTCGGCAATCCTTGCTCTTTCTGCTTCTTCTGCTGCAAGTGTCTGTACAACTAATGTCTGTGCTTGTGATACGGATGTATTCATTTCTGCAACTGCATTATTTACTGCAACAATTGCTGAATTTAATTCGCCTTGTGCATCTACCAAATCTTGCTCTGCCTGAGCTAAATCTTCTTCTGCTACATTAAGATCTTCATCTAATAAGTTTAGAGTTGCTTGAGCTACCTGTAGGTTTGTCTGGGCTGCTTGTAGGGCTTGAACTTGTTCTGGGCTTGCAGTAGATGTAGAAAATTCTGATCCAGGAATAACTGCCCAGCCTAAATTATCGCTATATCTTAAAAGATGAACTGCTGCTCCTCCGCCATTTTCATAGTACCATAAGTCTAAGGCTTTAGATACTCCAGCAGTAGTCATAACATCTGCGGTAGATCCTCCTCCACCTTTATCAAACCAATCATTGATAACCAATTGACCATCAAGATACAGCTTAACTCCATCATCTGCTGATACTGTAATGTATTGTGTTCCAGTATACTGTGGAGTCCAAAGACCTTGCCATCTTACTTGAAAATCTTCTGTGACAACTGTTGTATTTTGTCTTGTTGCAGATACATTATCGATACCATAATAGTCCCAGTTTGCTGGTATATTTATCGATGCAATTGTTTTACCTGCAGGAGCAGTAATTGTCTCTTGATGCACATAGTTAGGATATGTTTCGCTAACATTATGCTGAATACTAAAAGTGCTTGTAGTTCCATCATTATATGTAACAACAGCATTATGATCACCATTTTTAGCAAATACCTGAAAACTTGCAGAATTTGTATTTGCTGGCATAGTTATAAGTGTGTCTGCAGTTGAGCCTCTAAGCGTTAAAGAAGGATCCTGCCCTGGTCCAGGAAATCCAATTGATCCAATATAGACCTGATTATTATTTGCGGTTGATACTGGTGTTCCATTTACTGTAATTCCTATTTCAGTATTAAGTCTATTATTAGCAAATGTTTCAGTAATTGTGGTTGTTCCGCCATTTACTGTTGGACCTCCGTTTCCCCACTGCTCGCTAATACCATTTGTGTCCGTTCCAGTATAAACAAGATTTCCACCAAGGGCTGGGGAAGCATTAGTTCCTGGATTGTGATATACAGTCATTGTAAGTCCAGGTGAAGTGTTTTCATTTACTACTGCAGTTGCTGATTCAACTAAATCTAATTTAACCTCTACTACTGCAGTTTGAGAATCAACTGCAATCTGTGCCACTTGAACATTTTCTTCTGCTTCTGCTACCAAAACAGTTGCGGAATCAACTTGGGTAACAGCAACAGTAGCACTATCTACAGCTGCTTGAGCTTGAATAATTGAATCTTGAGCCTGTGAAATTGTTGCTGTAATTGTCTCTGTATGCTGAGTAATTAATTGTGAATTTGATACCACTTGAGCTGTCGTTGATTCAGCTGCAGTAATTGATGATTGAGCCTGTTGCAAAACAACTGCTGGATCTAATGTTGTTACTGTTGCAGTCTCTGTAATTTGAATTTGGCTGGTATTTGTTGACTCTGATGGTGTTACCTGGACTGTAACTTCATCAGCATTTGCTATTGATGGACCTACAATAAAAAGCCAGCCCATGACAAATAGGCTGGAAATAATAACACGAATTCTGGTCAACTGATGACCCTCCTAAGTAGTACGAATTGTTTCTTACTACTTAGTAATTATATCAGATTTAAGTTAAAACTACCTAGGATTATCTGTTTTATAGAAGCCATTACCTTTAAACTGAATACCTGCTGGTGTATAGTGTCTACTCATAGCACTACCGCATTCATTGCAATTCTGTGTTGGCGTATAGTCTGAAATAGACATAGTTACTGGAACTACTTTATCATTACACACACACTTATACTCATATACTGGCATTTTTTATCTTTCTAATAGTAGAGAGCAGTTTAAACACTTGCTCAGGTGTATCCTAAGGCGTAACTACTGGCCCGTGTCCCATCCGAATGGGACAATCCAATTATACCTTATTTGATTTTAATGGTCTTTGGCTTTTTATGTTCTGGAACTTCACGCTTTACAATTACATAAAGCATTCCATCATTTAGATCTGCTGAGTCTACATACATATACTCTCCTAGAGCAAATGTCCTTGTAAACTTTCTACCAGCGATTCCTTTATGCAGATATTCTTCTGCATCTTCTGGTCGCTCTCCTTTAATTGAAAGAACTCCATCATGCTCTGTAACCTCTATAGAACTCTTATTGTAGCCAGCTACCGCTAGCTCTACTACAAAAGTATCCTCATCTACTTTGCGAACATTATAAGGTGGGAACCCAGATTGCTGGTGTGTGGTATTTGTTAATCGGTTAAACATTTTATCAAATCCAATAAAGAATGGATCATTTAACCATGTTGGCCCTAAGGCATTTTCTGTTGAACTAATGTAACTCATTTTATTTCTCCTTTAAGCAAATAAATTAATATACGGGCCCCGTTAGGCGACCCGTATATTATTATATAATTTATATTAAAAAATTGCAACTACTTCTTCTTAGAAGCCTTAATGATTCCATCCAATGTAGTTGTATTTACTGTTTCTGTAGCAGCAGCCTTTGGCTTTGCTGGCTTCTTTGCAGCTGGCTTCTTGTTTGTTGTCTTTGAAGCTTCTAGAATACCTGCAAGCGTGGTTGTGTTAACTGTCTTTGTTGTCTTTGCTGGCTCTTCTGCTTTTGTTTTTACAGCCTGACCAAATGCTGGGCGACCAAATCCTACGATGAATACTGGCTGGCTCTTGCGAAGCTTTGAACCGTTCTTCTTCTTGTAAGCACGATTCTTAAGACATGCTTCTCCGCCGTTTCGCTGATCTCCCTTTTTATCTGGGCTAGTGTTTCCTTCGACAACATCTACTGTACCATCATTGTTAACTGCAACAACAATTCCTACGTGAGAAATTCTATCGACGCCATCGTTTGGGAAATCAAAATAAACGATATCTCCAACTGCAGGGGCTGCTGTTTCTACTGGCTGCCATGTTCCTGCCTTCATAAATGCTTGTGCTCCTGCTGGAGTGTAAACTGTGTTAGGAACTTTTACTCCTGCTTGATTTGCACACCACATAACAAACGAACCGCACCAAGGCTGGAAGTTTGATTTTGTAAATGCGCCATACTTTGTTTCATTATCTTTTGGACCTTCAATGTATCCAATTTCAGCAAGGGCGACTTCGACTAGTCGTGCTGCTGATCCTTGTACTGCTGTCATTTATTATCTCCTCTTAAGATTGATTTATTTATTTTTTTATTATCTGCTTCTGACGCATATAATGCTCTCATGTGTGCTTTTGCTTTTGACTCAGATACATGGCAACCTACAAGCTCACCACTTTCTTTTACAACTGCAAAACCTTTACATCCTGCTGTATTTCTTTTTATATTCCAAGGCATCTATGTACCCCTTTCAATACTTACAACTATTATACCATTTTGTGCCCCCGATAGGATTCGAACCTATGGCCTAAACATTAGAAGTGTTCCGCTCTTCCTCTGAGCTACGAAGGCATAAGCTTAAATATCGTAACCGAACTCTCTTAAAACCTCTATACCTGCTGGAGATACCTTAACCATTGCCTTTAAGTTTTCATCATATTCTATATCTACCAGCTCTTTTTGAAAAAGCTCCATCATGGTTTCTTCTACCATCTTCATATGGACTTCCCATAATTCTGGAGCGACCTCTTTTGCTAGATCTGTAATCTTATAAAGGAATTCCCCGTCCTCATTTACTGTATCTATTTCTACAGCACCAATTTCAATATAATGATCAAACATCTTTGACTCGTAGTCTTCCATTTTTCTCCTTGTACAGTGGGTCGGACTCGAACCGACGATTACCGAATTATGAGTTCGGGGCTTTAACCGACTAAGCTACCACTGCTCATGGTAGAAAGTATACTTCTATTCAGAAGGCTTGTCAATAGATTGTTCCACTATTTGTTGAACATATTCAGAGAAATGTTTTCTTGTTCCACCAGGAGGCCTTGATCCATATGTATTCCAAATTCTAGTGTATTCCATTATATTGGCAAACGTGGTAGGGCACACAGTTATGCCATTAAATTCACGCATAACGGTGGGTAGCGGTACATGCTTTCCACAACACTTACACTCTTTAGCTCTATCTTGATATATACTCATAGTACCGTCATTCCCTCTATTGCTTCTTTCAAGTCGTTAGGCATTCTTGGTGGCCTAATTAAATTAATTGAATCTTTCTTTAATTCTTCTAGTTCTCTCATATGACTATCATATCCATATGTGTGTATCTGCACTTCATTATCCCTGGCTGGACTTGTTCTGGTAATTGAATTATATATTGCACCACACACAGCATCCGCAAGGTCTTTAGATCCTTTTCTTGGGTGATCAACTTTATCTCTCATTATCTTTAGCTGAAGTAATTCATCTATTAGCAAAGATATAGCTGGGCCTTTTAATCTTTCTTCTGCAACAACCATTGCCATATCATCGTAATGCTTTTTAGCTACAGATAATGTTTCTGTATTAATTCCGTATGCCTTTAGCTGCTGCATCATATCATGAGAGTTCCAGCGGTCAAATGTGCAGACGCCTATGTTGAAGCCTCTAGTCTTTAGCGACAATATATAATCTTTAACCTCTGTAAAGTCTACAGACTTTTCCGCAGTTGGAGTCCAATATCTTACAGCATCAACTTTAACTATTGGCGCTGGCTGAGAGTATTCATTTGTTACTTTAACATTAACCCACTTGTCTACATGTGCTAAAGCAACAGCACAATGGTCATGCTTTTGTGCCAAGTCAACATGTATGAAGTACTGCTTGCCTTCTTCTGGAACAAACCAAGTCTACCTTAAAATCTTCAATCTTTTTAGTTGGATTTACTTCCCATGTAGGTCGCTTTAGCGCATATGTTTTAGGATAAAGATAAGACTTAATATGATCTTCTTCCCACTCAACGATTATCTCGTTGCCTTCAGTTCCATCTGGCAAGTCTTCATCCATCTTTAACTTCTTACTTCTAATCACTACTTCTTTTTCCGCTATAACACCCTCATAGAATTTTTGGATAGGGTCATTTTTAAATCTTGGGAACGAGAGCAAAATGATCTTCCCGTAGTCTGGGAAACGTGACATTACTGATGCACGATACATGTCATACAGAGCGTCTGCTGGTTTTGCTTGATCATGGCTGGTTGTATTCTCAATAGCAAAGCCTGAAATTTCGTCAAGGATAACTGTTATAACGTTATATCCTTCCCAGGCTTCACGCTCAGAGTGTCCAGAATAAACATTTACATTTTTGTCAAACTTCATCTCAGAAGCCTTTGGATCATACTTACCAGCAAACCATGGGGAGAGCTCAATACGTGTCTTAAAACCCTTAAAGAAGACGTTGTTTGCCTGCTGTGCGTTAACTGCTATGTTAAGAATATCAATTGTATCTCCAGGTGGCTTACCATAATAAGAAGCTGGATCTTTTAAGCATAACAATAGGTAAACAATTCTAGCTACAGAAATTGTAGATGAGTAGTCTTTACCAGAACCTTTACCCAACTGTGCAATTACTTCATTACAAGTTTGCTTAAACTGCCTCTTGCCTTCTTCTTCACCGAATAATTTTATTAGGGTAGATTCTTTATAAATGGTCGAGCTTTTTTCAATTAATGTATATTGATATTCAGATAGTGGTGGTAGTCCTAGGTAGTCTGGATGAGTTACAAATGTGCGTAAATCAACTGGACGCTCTTCAAACTCTTCTCCGTCAAGCAGGTCGATAAGATCATCGAAATTAAAGTCCACTGACTTCCTCAATTATCTCCATAGGCTCAACGACTCCCGATATCTGAGAAAGCCTCCTAGCAACATCCATTTTACACTTAGGGCATGTAGATGTAACTTCCTTCAGGATCTTGACTAGGACTTCCTGCTTTCTCTCTGTCTCTGCAATCTGTGTTGCAATCTCGTTATTTTCAAGTACTCCGACAGACTGAAGCATTGCAATTCTTTTTGTCTCAATATCCGCAATTAGCTTTAACGCACCAGACTTAATACCCAATTGTCCGCTTTGGTCAGCATCTTCTACGGTTTTCCATGCCTCTTTAATTAGCATTGCATAATGTTGATCTGCTCCAGAAATAGCTTCCTTTGCTCGATCTCTAATTGCACTATCATTATGAACTACAGATTTCCAGTCCTCAATGAGTCCTAAAACTTCTTTTCTCTGTAGTCCAGTAATGGTCGCAATCTGAGTGGCGCTATTGCCTTTTAATAACTCAGAAACAACCATGTTCATGCGGTCATAATGCTCCGCTAATTCTATTTCAGCCATGTATAAATTATACCATATCTTAGTTGACTAAGATTGATTAGCAATTTTAAGCAGGATTAGATAACCAATTAAATCATCAATATCATTGTCTCCTGCAAAACCCTGTGCATTATTAATTCTATTTAGTTTATCATCAATACGAACCTTTAATTGCTCTACAGAATCAGATGAGGCAAATAGTCTCATTGGGTTTAGCGCTGAGTCTCCATATGATATATTCTTTTTAATTAGCATTTCAGCTACCTCAAGACATTGATTAAGTATCTTATTGCCTGATGGTGCTTCTGTCGCTATTAATTGTAGATCTGTAATCCACATCTGATAACCTTTTTCTTTTTCTGGATATCCCGCCATTTTATTCCTTACTGAACCTGAGATTCGTATCGTCTATCGATTTCCACTGGTGGATGGAAATCGGGTACTAGTGTATATACATTAAATATTCCTTCATGACCACGCCTAAAAATAAACCAGTCAGTTGGATAGTCCATACCATTTTCTTTAACATATTCTAGCATTTTCCTTGCACCCTGTCTAGATACAACATAACATAAAGTTGACCAGTCTTGGTATCCATATGAGATATAGTCATTTACATAATGATTTCCTTGTAATCTTGGGTACTGGTTTTGATCAACATATATGCTAAGAACATCAAAGTCCTCTGGAGTATTATTCATAGCAATATTATATTTGTCTATGAAGTCATCGTGTATCAAAGAGTCATCTTCAAAAACTAATATATTATCTAGATCACTTTCCAAAAGATTCTTCCAGACAAGGTAGTGGCTACCAAAATTGCCTATCTCTCCTAGCTTAAATCCTTCCCAGCCAAACTTGAATTCTTTATTTTCAGACATAAATCTGTCTAGCTCAACGCTATTTTTTGCATTTAAAGAATTAATATTAAGTTTATTAGAGGCAAGGACCCTATCTATCATGTCACGATTTTCTTTTCGTGTTATCAATTAATAATTTAATTTTATCTAAGTCCATTTTATTAATGAGGGCAAACTCATTAAATACGCTCATAACCTTAATTACTTCTTGAGTAGCTTTGTCATGCCCATAACTACTTCCCTGAGGATGTGTAATTATATGTTTATTGTCTCTTATAATAAGCTTTGAATCAAATATGGCTAAAGCAGACCAGATTAGATCTATGCCCCAACCAGAAGTCATACTCTTAAAGTCAGGATCTTTTTCTAAAAAGTTAAAGTACTCTAGCATTTGAGCAACAATATCTCTGTGCATGAGAAAAAGTATGCCATCGGTATTTGATGATATAAGTAGTTTATCATCATACTTGGACTTCTTTAGCTTAGTTGAATTTTCATTCCATGGCTCATATGTAAGGTGTGGAGCATAAAGACCTATATTTTCATATGTTGATAACACTTGATTAGCTCTGCCAATAAAGCCTTTCCAATTATTATAACTGACGTCCCCGCACATAAATGCCATATAGTCATAGGAAATATCAAAGTTCTTCATTGCATAATGTAGCTGCCTGTAATACCTAATATCTCCTACATTGTCCCAATGATCTTTGACATTGGTCCCAGAGTTAATTACTTTAATTGGCTGCCCTGCTAAATTAAAATCCTGCTCTATCTTTAAGCAATTATCATAAAATTCATCCCAACAAACTAGGTATGTAAAAAATTTCACTTAAGTCTTCCCCTGATTTCCGTAGAAGATATAGCCTTTGTGTATGGAACATATACAAGACCAATGCCTCTTTCATCAAGCCATTTTTGATCAAAGCTCATCTGTGCGTAGTAATCTTTTTCTGCCCAGTCTGATCCAACTACAATGTAGTTTGGATTAACTAGATCAATCGCTATCCTAGAGTCCTGTCCACCTACGTTCATAATAACTTCATCCACATGCCTGCATGCCAATAAAACCTCTAGTCTTTCCTGCTCGCTGCATATAGGCCTTTTGTTTTTAAATTGCCATATAAAGTCATCTGTGTTTAATGAAACAACAACCTTGCCATCTACGCCAGCAATCTCTCTACATCTTTTTAGAAGATTCACATGCCCAGAATGGAAAAGATCAAATGTTCCTCCTGTATATACTATATTAGACATTTACCCAACCTAGCCTTTCACAAAAATTATCATATACCTCTGGCAAAACATACCAGCTATCCCACTTGGATTCTTCTGGCAAAACATTAACGTACCCTTTTGATATAAGTAAATCGTTTATTAAATCTTTTGTATAAGTATTGTTATGCTCTACTGACATAACCTTAAACTTTCTAGAAAAATCATAAGCATTTAAAATTGAATACTCCGATCCTTCTGTATCTATAGATATATAATCAATAATATCTGGAGCATTGTGCTTATCCAACAAATCCTTTAGGGATATTGTATCTACTTCGTATGTAAACCCCTTGTCTTTTCTTGCCTGAGTATGCACATCATTAAATGCATACTCTGATATTCCCGATAAGCCCTGTAGTCCAGACACCTCAGTAAACTCTATTTTCTTTCCACTTTCGTCAGCAACACAAAGTGTATCTATTGCAGCATTTCTTTTAGTTTTTAAAACTTTATTATAATGGCTAGATGGCTCTACTAGAAGACCTTTCCACCCATAATATGTTTCTAGAAGAAATGTATTTGAAAGATATATGCCATCACATGCACCAAACTCTACAAAGTACCCTGGATCAGAGCCAAGAAAGAATAGCGGAAGCAAGTCTTGTCTTATCTGAGAATAGCTCTCTTTGCCATCACAAAACTCATTAAATTCTTTTATCATCTTTTTTTAATCAATCCAAACTGCTCTAAGTATCTCTGTATAGTCATAGCAGATACCCCACACTCTTTGCCAATCTCTGTAACCGTTTTTCTTTGAACCACATACCTTCTGTGTAGCCATTCTTTGCTTTGATATAGCTTCATCGTTCTGTAAGCACCTTGTTTGCATAATGAGCAATTCCAAATGAATCTGCTACGTCAAAATCCTCAATTGATAGGCCGTACTTATTATTAAAGTAGTCTACAGTTCTTTGCTTTCTCATATTTCTTAATTGATTTTTATACCAAGAATCTGCATAGCCTGGAGATTTAATTCTTATAGCCTCCTTTTCTGCCTTAGTTGGATTCTTATTTCCAATGTAGGCCTGCCATGCAGTAGGAGATATTGTAATTACCTTAGCACCAGTTGACATAAGCTCAGCAATAACAACTCCATATACATACGATAGTTTAATTACAGCATCTGGGGATCTTACTAGGACGGCACCTTCTACAACAATGTAGTCAGCCTTGAGCTCATCTAGCATCATATTCATCTTTCTCTTGGCATCATATGTCTTTTCATATATGTCAGATCCAGAAAGATCTATCTTACCCCACTTAATTGGAATATCATTTTCCATCAGACAAAAGGCTACAGAATTTGTAGATGCATCTATACCTAATACACGATGAGCTTTCGTCTTAACTAGTTCAGCTAATTTCATTAATCATACCTAATATCTTTGTTTTTTTAGATGATCCGTTTTTCTTTTCACATATGACACATAAGCTTGACTGGTTATACCTGCTCAACTGAGTTTTACAAACAGAACACTCACGATAAGCACCGTTGCGAATTGCTTTCTTTTCGTAATACTTTTCCATAATACGTTTATTTGTTGCAACCCTGCAGCATTCATCAGAGCAATATTTTTGATTATGTGTCTTAGCTTCAAACTCTTTAGCACATTCTTTATTGCTGCATATCATAGTGCTGGCACCTTATACTTTTCTATTTGAACAGTGCCTATTGGAGTGTCTTTTGAATAACATTCCTTTTTTATTGGGCAATAGGTGCATGGCATCTTTGATTTAGTTGCGCCTTCTGGTCTCATAGGAAGATCGCCATTGTTAAAATTATCCCATACTTCCTGCATCCACAAGAATGTGTCTTCTATAATCTTTTTATTCTTATCATTCATAGATATTGGAATGATTAATATCTCTTGAGTATTTTTGTTCTCATACAGAAAGAATCCCTCTTTGGCATTTTTAAGCTTCATATAGGTAAGAAGCTGTAGCATATGGTTAGCAGAAGATTTCATTTCTGCCTGTCTAGTATCCCAGACTTCCTGCTTAGCAGTTTTAATTTCGCCAATAACGGTTTCGCCATCATACTCCATGATCAAGTCTATGAACCCACGAATTGGAGGATACTCATTAATAATTTCTTCTTCTTCTGCTACAAATTGTGGCATGGTTGAAATAAGCTTTTGAAGTCTTTCGTGAGCCTGTGTGCCCTGTGCCATATTAGCAACGGCAACAGCATCGTTATCATCAATAAACATTGCACCGCTAAAAGCCATGTACCAATATCTTGGACAGGTTCCATGACCATATCCTAAAGAGCTTGGGCTAAATGACTTCTTTGTCATCTCTCCATCTGCACGTTTAGTATTTCGGTATGACTCATCAAGAAGCTGTGCAAATAGCTCTGGATCAAAATGTTTGCCAGTATGCTTCTTAAACTTAAGATTCTTTACTATATCTCTTCCCAATTTAGTTGTACCTAACGACATACTTAAGTGCATCTACAAGTTTGTCTATGGACTCCTTTACTGAATAATAAATATTCTTCTTGTTATTATTTACTGATCCAGCCTTATCCTTTGCAATAGTAGAATATACAGATGCAAGAATAGCAAACTTAGTTGACATTGCTTGTAGTTCTATAATAAGTTGTGGAGCCTTTGCAGCTGGAACATCTGGCTTCATTAATAGCTTAACTACTATCTCTAATGCCTTATCTAGCTGCTCGTCCTTCATAAATTCATGAAGATCATTAAACTCTGTTATCGTACTAATTGTTTCTAAAGTATTATTATCTGTCGCCATTTTCCCTTACCTTCTTATTATTATACCATGTAGCCCAGAGCCCGAATGGGTATCCTACAACAAAACCAATTAAAGCTCCGTACATAAATTCAATCATTGTCTTCCCACTTTTCTACCATTTGCTCGAAAAGGCTCCATTCAATTACTGCCAGCCTTGTCTTGCTATTATCCTTACCCAATATTATTTTGAGTACAGGATATTTATCTCTGCTGACCTTAAAGGTATCTGTGCATATCTTAGACCAAATAGTCTGTGAAATAGATATGCTCTTTTCATATTCTTTATAGTCCACAACAAAATCATGCCATTGAGCATCACCCTTTTGATAATTGCCACGCCCACTATTTTTTTGAGCTTTGGCACCATCACGCTTTACTTCTGATCTTTCTGACATTAGTTAATCACATATGTATTTGAATGACCATCTGGGCATGTCCAGGACATGGTAAATGTTGCTGGATCAAAATAGGCCTCGCCAGCATCCTTATCACACTTTGAGCATGGCTTGTCTCCAGTTATTTTTTCCAGGTTCGAAACCTGTTCAACGGTTGGCTTTGGACCAAAAAATTCATTAAGATTTGGCATTTATCTCTCCAATCAAGCTGTCTACAACATCTGGATTTTCTCTTAAATATGCGACAGCCTTTGCACGTCCTTGAAAACGTTCTCCATTTACTGTATACCATGCTCCACCCTTTTCAACTATTCCACACATTTCTGCGACATCTAGGGTTTCGCCAACTCTATCTACGCCAAGAGTCTCGCCCTGATAGTAGAAGTCATACTGTCCAGACAGATTTGGTGGGCCTAGCTTATTGTAATCAATGATCCAGTTTACTGGTCTGCCGACTCTTTGTTCAATGATTTTATCTCCCACTTTAATGCCAGCCTTAATAGCATTAGCCTCAGCCTCGCTAGACCAAAGTTTAATGACAGTAGAGGAGAAAAACTTAACCGCCATGCCACCCGTAGGGATATGACTTGCATGCATGCTACCAAATTGATTGCGTTGCTGAGAAATAAGAACAAGAAGCGTTTTCTTGTTTGCGTAATTGAGCATCTTAACTGCATGGGTCATGTCCTTTGCTTCTGCACCGATTTGCTTTGTGTCCTGCAAATCTTTTAATTCATTGCCATCTTTTTCAAAGTAGATTGCTGGAAGTAATGCTGAGATAGAATCTACTACAATCATATCTACATCTGCTTCCATAAGTTTTGTAGCAACATCAACCATATCATTGACTGTTTTTGCTGGTGAGTAAATTAGCTTAGATGAATCTACGCCAAGGGCTTCTGCCCATGACTGATCATACGATGCCTCAGCATCAATCCAAGCACATGTCTTTCCTTCTTTTTGTGCCATAGCAATCATTTGCAGGCAGAAGGAAGACTTTCCAGCAGACTTATTGCCCCATACTAAGACCTGTCTGCCATAACCTAGACCACCTTTTAAGGACATGTTAAGTCCTATGCTTGGCGTCAGTTGTTTTTCTACTTTAACGTCTTGAGCTGCTGTAACTCTAGCTCTAGTTTTTGGATCTAATTTTGATAATATACTATCGATATCTATTGTCATTGATTCTCTTTCTTTGGTATAAGTATAGCATTAAAACAAATTGCCGTGAAGCTTTGGGCGCTCTTTATTTTTGTTAAGTTTATTTTCTAGCACTTCATCCAAGCTATGAATCAATTCTTCTTCATTTCTCATTGCTGCATAAATATCTAGTAAGCGAATAATTACGTCCGCCATTTCTTCTACAACTTTTTCAGATCCTTGATTTTTGCGAATAGCTTCCAGAACTTCAGTAACTTCAGAATGTACTAGCGCAAGTTTATTGCCAACCTTATCGTAGGAATAATCTCCATCCCAAAATCCCTTCTCTCTTGCTGTCTCGTGTAGTACGGCAGAAAGTGCATCTAGTCCATACTCTGTTACTATATTATTACTGTTCATTCTTACTCCTTAGGCTAAAAGTAAATGATAATGTCTCTGAGTCATAATCAATTACTAGTTCTTTGTCATCATTATTTGCATCTAAAAATCTAAGTGTTGGCACTGTAACCTTTCCTTGCTCCTCTAAAATAGCAACAAGTATCTGGTTAAGGCTAACTGACTTTACCAAATCCTCAACATTTTCTGTCATTTTATTTCCTTTATACTCAGAGTTCCATCATCTAATTTAGATAGAACAACTTTACACTTCATGCCTTCTCTCATTTTCCCAAGAGCCATCTTGTATAATGTAGGGAATGCAATAGCTCTGGTAAGCTCCTTATTCTTATTTGTCATAACAATGTGAGCCATCATCTTCCCAGCCTTGGTTTTATATGGAGTAAAATTGACCACCATATATTCATCATCTGCCATATCGTATTCTGTTGCATATAAATAATCAACAAAGAGATCAGATGATTCTGGCTTAATGTCTTTAACATTAATATATCTTGCAATTCTGTTGTCTCCAACTAGAATAAAATACATTTGATTTGTTTCAATTTGTGTCTGCTCATGGTGGAATAGACCAATCGATCCAGTTTCATCAACAAGCTCTACTCTAGCCCATCCATTTCCTCTTTTAATTGCCTTTACCATTCCGAACATAACGAATGATCCTAGGTCATCAAACTCTTCAATAGGTCTTGCCTGAGATTTAATTCTAGGAGGAATTGATTCTAGATTAAATGTTGGGATTCCAAGATACTCATAATAGTTTTCTTGTTCTGTGCCAGCTCTCGGATTATCCTCAAATGCTGCTCCGCCAATCATGTTTAATGCAGTTACAGCACGACTATTGATACCACTTCCTTTTTTAGAAGCCTTATCTACAAAATCCTTATAATCTTTGAAAGGTCTCAATGCCATAATCTTATTAGCAATATTGTCTGAGATAAACTTAATTTCTGCTAAACCGAATCTAATTGCATCTTTCTGTAGTGAAAAGTATATGTCTGACTCATTAACATGCGGTAAAAGAACTCTAAGCCCTAGTCGCTTAGCTTCAATTAGGTATTCTGTTCTCGCATCTTTATCATTTTCATTTTTAAGGATTGAAAACATAAATTCAAGTGGATAGTAATGCTTAAGCCAAGCCGTATAATAAGAAAGCATAGAGTAAGCAACAGCATGAGAACGATTGAAGGAATAACCAGCATGAGCTTCAAAGTCATGCCAAAGTTTTTCTGCATCTTCTTTACTAATGTGCTTTGTTGCACCTTCAATAAACTTGTCTTTAAATACATCAAACTCTTTTGCATCCTTTTTCTTACCAATAATCTTACGGACCTTATCAGCCTCAGACCATGACATTCCACCTAAGTGTACGCATGCCTGCATAACCTGCTCCTGATAAATAATAACACCATATGTATTCTCGGTAAAAGGCTTCATGATTGTATGCGTATATTCTACGGCCTCACGACCATGCTTTCTATTAATATAGGCAGCTCCTACAGTATTCATTGCTCCTGGACGAACCAAAGCATTAGATGCAGCAAGGTCTTCAAACTTATCCACACCCATCTTGATTAGAAGATTTGTGTATGGCGTTGCTTCTGCCTGGAATACTCCCTTAGTATAACCATCGCTTAATGTCTTATAAACATTTTTATCGTCTAAAGGTATCTGAGAGAGAACGATATTTTTCCCAGTACGCTTTCTAATAGAAGAAATTGTATCTGAAATAACAGATAGAGTTTTAAGTCCTAGAGCATCAAGCTTGATCAGGCCGATGTCTGCCACAGTATCCATATCATATGCAACAACTGGGATTCTTCCTGATACCTTATCCTGTGCATCTTCTCTAGACTCAATTGGGGCATACTTTCTAATATCATCTTTTGCTACAACAACACCAGCAGCATGCACACCCACGCTTCTAATTTTTCCACGAAGCCTTTCTGCAAGCCAGGTTACTTCTGGATACTTGTCTCTAAACTCTTTTGTATTAGGCGAATCAAGGTAATCTTCGAATGTATCTATTTGTTTTGTTGCACGATTAACTTCTTGAAGTGGTACCATGAATACACGAGCAGCATCACGGATAACACCTTTATCTTTAAAATAAGTATAGGTAGAAATAGAGGCTACGTGCTTAAACTTTTTCTTTAAATATTCTTTTACTTCTTTGCGACGACGATCTTCAAAGTCTGTATCAATTTCTGGGAAGTCGTTACGCTCAGGATTAATAAATCGGAAAAACAGCAGGTCATATTCAAGAGGGTCCACATCGGTAATTCCTAGGGCATAGCAGACCAAGGATCCTGCTGCAGATCCACGACCTGGCCCAACCATAATATCGTTAGTCTTTGCCCAATTAATCATATCTCCAACAACCAGGAAGTATGAGGCAAAATTCTTATCCTTAATAACCGCCAGCTCTTCTTCTAGGCGAGCCTTATAGACCTCATCAGAAGCCTTCCCAAGCCTCTCTAAGCCACTTTCAGCCAACTCTCTAAGCTTCTTATCGGCATTGGTCTTTGGGACTGGCAGAAGGTCGAGACCACGATTAAACTCATATTCTCCTACCTTATTAGCAACCTCCATGGTATTCTCATAAATATCAATACGTGAGATTCCAGACTTATTAAAATCAGCCTCAATTTCTGAGCGTGATTGAATAAACAGATTATAGTCCTGAAAAGAAATACGACGGTCTGGATATAAATAATTAAATCTATCCATCATGTCTTTCATATTTCTAGACATATCAAAGTCCGCATCTTTATCAGCCTTTGGAGATGTTGATAGAATAAGCATTGCTTCCTCTAGCACCTTATCCTCACCCTTGGCAAAATGAGCATCTCCAGTAGCAACTGCCTTAATCTTTAATTTATCTGCAAGCTCTAAAAGCTTTTCATTTATTTCTGACGGATTATGAGATTGAACCTCCACATAAAAATCCTCGCCAAAAGTTTTCTTAAAATCCTTGAGCGTAAGTTCTGCTTCTGCAAAGTCCCCTCTTTCAATTGACTTACTAATAAGTCCATTGAGGCATCCACTAAGTACAATAATGCCTTCTGCATATTCTTTTAATACCTCTCTATCAATACGTGGCTTATGATAAAAGCCCTCATTCCATGCAAGTTCTTGTAGGGAATGTATATTATTTAATCCCGTTTGATTCTTTGCAAGCAAGATAATATGGTTATATGCCTGTATTGATTTGTCTGTTTTAGATGATCTATCAAATCTATCTGTAGGGGATATGTAAGCTTCTACTCCTAAAATTGGCTTAATGCCTAGTTCTTTAGCAGCAATCTGCATGTCACGGTGAGATGCTAGTGTTCCATGATCAGTAATTGCAATAGCTGTTTGCCCAGCATCTAGTGCTGCTTGACATAATTCTTTTGGAGAATTAAGACCGTCCATTAAACTATAGTAGCTATGTACGTGAAGATGTGTAAAATTCATTAGTATCCGCCTAAACATTCATTTCTTGTATGATAAAGTCTAATCTTAGTCATTGTTTTTTTATTTGGTGCATAGAGCTCTTCACCGCAACAAGCTGTCTTTAAATACCATTCTTTGCCGAAGAAGTCATACTTTAATCCTGAGGAATCTTTATACTTATTAGCAACAAATGTGTCAAATGGGTCTGGTATCTCATATGAAATCATGGCCATATCCTATCAAATAAAAGGAGGGATGGCAATAGCCACCCCTCCAAATTATTGATTACCAGTCTACACTGCTTGAGGTAGAATCTGTTGATGAGTCTTCTTCTTGACTATCGCCATTAAAGAAGCCTTCTTGTTCTGAATAAGGCATATCACGAACAGCAACATCTTCTAGCTTATAAAGCTCAAGATCAGAACTGTCGAAAGTAGTCTCATCCTTTCCAAGTGGGATTGCTGTATAGCTTGTGTCTGTCTTTAGACCTGTGCGCTTAATGCGCCATACCAAATTGCTGATGCTTCCCATTTCACCAGCATACTCAATAAGAGTTGGTGTTATAGCCTTTGTGCTTGATCCCTGTGAAAGGATTGCGACATAAGGATCTTCCTTACCGTCATCTACTAGAACATTGATGTAAAGGCGTGACTTGCCCTTCCAGCCTTTCTTGTAGTCCTTGCGANNNGATCGTCCATTGAACATAGAGCTTTACGACGGTAATCTCCAGGATTTGTATGCTCTACAGCAATAAATCCAAGTCCGTTCTTTTCATTATAGTTTGGTGAATCTGGATCTAACTCTTGAAGAAATCTAATCTTAACGCTTTCGCCATCTTCAAGCTTAACCCAACGTGCTTTTGAACCTTCGCCTTCTGTGTAAGTAGGCTTATCCATTACTTTATTTAGTCCTTGTAGACCTTTTACAATACCCATTTTTATCTCCTTAGTATATTTGATGGTGTAAATCCATCTGTGTTTATATTATATCATGGGTTCCAAGATCGATATTCGATATCGGAAACTGCATTTTTAATACAGGCTTTAATTTCTTCATCAGTCATATCGCCTGCATCCTTTGCATCGTGTGGATATATCTTACCATATTCATAAGATGACCACAAGATATCTTTATTGCGTAGTTTATTAGCAATAGAGAATCCTAATTGTCTTCCAGCCTCATCAGCATCTGTCATTATAGTTATTCTATTAAAATATCTGTTTAGCAGATTCTGCTGCTCAGTAGATAAAAATCCGCCTAATGTTGCAACCACATTTGGAAACCCAGCTTGATGTATTCTAATTGCATCAAAGTTTGATTCAACAACAATAACATGGCTTCCTATTCTTTTCGCTCTATGAACATTAAATAGCGTCTTGCTCTTTGGAAGATTTGTGCTGTTCTTGAAAGACTTACCCTCAATTGATCTGCCAACAATTCCAATTGGCTTTCCATCTGGACTGTGAACTGGAGTAACAACCATATTCATTGGGCTTGAATATCCTAACCAGAAGTGCTTCATTGATTCTATATTGATTCCTCTAGACTCAAGGTAATCTCTGGCATTTTTATTGCCAGCTAAATCAGCATGAAGTCTGTCTATCGTTTCTTGTGAAAACTCTTCAAAGTCTGGCTTATCCTCCATAGCTTCTGACAAAAGCTCATCAAAATTATTCAGGGCCTCTGTTTCTTTTGCAGATATAAATCTCATAGCTTCGTAGTCATTTTTATGCATAACCCTACGAACCAACTCTATCAATGTGCCAGCTTCTCCGCATGCTGGATTAAAACAAATAAATGCGCCCTTCTCACGACTAACGCTAAAGCTTGATGTGTGACGATTAGAGTGGAATGGACAATAGCAAAGAAAGTCGTTATTGGTCTCGCCAACAACATCTAATCCTAGCTCTTTTAGGATTGACTTGATGTGTCCTGGCGTGTAGTGCGTGGTATCAACTTGCTTTGTGTTATACCCTCGTATTGCCATGTGTCACCTCCTATATGTACTCCATGAATAACCATTGTAAAGATCCATTTGTCTGCGAAAGAATTATACTCTACTATCCAGGTTGGATCAAGGTCTAGTATTCTTACGTAACCGCTATCCCTCATGGAAGTTAATAATGTTCTATAAACACTATCCTTTGTTGACTCTAAAGTCTTATCTGTTAAAACTCCAGTAAGCGTAAAGTCTTTAATTTTGCGGATTGGGATTGTAATCATACAGTTCCTTGATAATACCTCTATTGATATCCCAGTCAAGATAGAATGCAAAGTTGCTACCGTGACGGTTCTTTCTTGATACCACCTCAATAAGATTTGTATCTGGATATCTATGAATAGCCATAGCCATATCAGCATCATATTCAATTGCCTTAGACCACGCTACCTGACTCATCATAGGTGGGTTATCTTGATCTGATACATCATCTGCAGTCGCTGCAGTAATATCAATAATAGGGATATTGTTTGCTACTGCCAATAACTTAAACTCACGAGAAATATTTCTATTTCTTTCAACTTCAGAATGACTACGCTTATTATCATTAAACAACTGGTGATAGTCAAGGATAACTAGGTCTGGCTTATGCTGGTCAATCTTTCCCTGTACGGTTGCTGGAGTTACTTCTGCTGTTCCCTCATTTGAAATAAGAACGAAACTATTCTTGCCCTCAAACTTTTTTGTAGACCATGAACGAAAATCGTCAATGTTAACATCGCCCTTAGAAAAATCTGATGCTTTAAACAGACCAGAACCAAGCATTGTATAAATACGATCACGCATATTTTCTGGAGACATTTCCAGCGAGATAATCATGGGCTTAAACCCTTGCTCCCATGCCTTACATGCTAGGTATGAAGTAAACCAAGTCTTACCTCGACCAGGCCAACCAATTGCGACAATGAGGTGTCCTGGAGCCATTCCAGTAGGGTAGGCTTTATCAATTGCTTCGAATCCAGTAAGAATACCTGGGGCTCCACCCATTACAGCTGAGCGCTCCTTAACAGACATAAAGTGTCTTTCGGCTGCTTCAATATCAGTAACATCTAGATCTCTAACATTATTAGTAAACTTACTAAGAGAAGCAAGCTTACTTTGCATGTCGGCAAGCACTCTTCCAGCTGCATCTTCTTTTAGAGCAGAACCACTTTGAAGCAGAATTGTCTTTAGTCTATTAGACAGAAACTCATTCTTAAGTTTATCTAATAGTAGTAAGACTTTAGTCCATCCCAAATATCTTTGTGTGACGTAAATAATTCATCAACATTGTCAGCAAGAAGTGTACTTATATCTTTATTCTTACATACCGCCGAGATTACTTCTGCTTCCGTATTCATTCCTCTTCTACCATTCTCTTAGTTTCTTGCATTAAACGCTTAATATTCTGTCTATCTTTTGCATGCTCTTTTTCTGCAACATTCATCTTATCGAAGTTAAATAAGAAAAATGATAGCTTGTGGCTATCTCTATTTAAGCTAAAGTAATAATTAATCAATGCCTGAGCACGATCAAACCCTATGGTATCAATGACATCCTGCATAGCCATCTTGTCTCTAAATTTATTTAGCATAGGCTTCTTGCCATATCTTTCCTCATAGCATTTTTCAAATTGCCAGAGCAAAACATAGGGTTCTTGATTTTTACTTGCCACGCTTAAGCTCTTCTTCTACTTCACGTGTTTTCTCAATTAGCTTATTTTCTACAAATGCGTAGACTCTCTCTGTCGCTGCATCAACGGTCTCACCTTGTCGAACATCATCTTCAATACCTACACCTATCTTAATACTTTCGTAGTTACCTAGGTTTCGTGTAAAAGATAGATCTACCTTGACTCTTGTTGTCATTATTCCGCCTTCCATACTGGTACAAAGTTTCCTTCTTCTGTCTTAGTATACAATATTAAATTATGTTTGAGAATAGCTTGAAGCTCAGCTTTTGATGGAAGGGTATTTGTATACCCAGCATCTAATATAAACTGATGCACATCCATTACATCGCTTTCGCTAAACATAAACTTATACCATTTGCTTTCTGGATTTCCTATTGGATATACAATTTGTGGGGTTTTTATTTTCCCATCAATAATATAATCTTCAATAGTAATCTTATGCCTATTTAGTATTTGTGCTACTTCTGCTGTTGAGTATGCATTTTTCATAGTCTTTTCAACTAATGATAATGAATATAGAACTCTTTTGCCATCTGGATAGCACCATGCTACAAGCTCGTCTTTTGCCCTTGAACGTGTAAGAACTTTATGTATCTTATCGTTTAAAAAGAAATAGACAAACTTTTTGCGTGTTCGATGTCTCTTTGATCTAGCCATTTTGCAAACCTATTAGTCTCTCTATTCAACATCCATCTCTTGCCACACATAACACAGAATAGTTCTATATGAAGCTTTTGAGAAAAAACTCTATCTACAAATACTCTACCTGAGCATTTACCACATGTCATCATAAACTAAACAACTTTCCGTCCACTACACATGTATAGTTTGGAGAAATATGAATCATTTGTACGTGTGGATATTCTCCATTTTCAATGTGTGCGATAGCAAAACCCTTTTGCCAATCGTGGTGCTGAGTGTACTTCATTCCTGGACCCTTTTCGTCACACATGTGACCAATTTCATATCCACGAATTGTTTCACCCTCACCGTTATTTCTAAGCTCATATGTTTGAAGATGCGATGCAATTCTATGAGAATGCCCACGGATAAGAGAAACTTGAAGATCATTCATGTCTGCTCTTACTGCTCCAGTTGCTGCAACTGAAAGACCATGATGAACATGGATATCCCCAAACCTGCGCTTTGGAAGGCTGTCATAATAAATATATTCATAACCCAATGAGTCCAGCGACCATAATGCTTCTGGAGTTACTTCCTTTGCATAATCTGGTAGCTTCTTATCTATATAATCAAAGATACGGATATCGTGATTTCCTAGAGCTGAAAATAGCTGAGCATCTGGAAGCATCTCTCGTGTCTTAGCATAAAAGTCTCTTGCTCCCTTGGCTTCATGTCGCATCATTGGAACAATGAGGTCACGACTATCATCTTTATGCAACTGCATAAATTCTGCTGAGCGTCCTTCTGTGTACTTGCTATAACATGCCTGATCATCTGTATCGCCCAAGTAGTCTACTACATCTGGCTTAAACCATTTCATTACCTTAAACCACAAAGCGATTGCCTTGTCATCTTGGTATGGGAACTGCTGATCAGATGATAGCATCCACTTTAAATCATTACTCATTTTCCACCTTAATGTTAAAAAAGTCACGGGAACGTGACTTTGAGGTTACAGGCTAAGTGTAACATATTACTACAGATTGTCAATACTATGTATTAGGCTCCATGTAGACTGCAATCCAGTCAATATAAAAATCGCCTTTTAGGTTTGCGTTTCTCTTTACATAGTTAATTTTTGATGTCGAACTATTTGTTTCTGATACAAAAACATCCACGCCTCCGCCTGAAGCTAAGTTTGAATAGCGTGGTGTTGCTACGATACGTGGCTTGTTTTTAAAGTTAGCATTTGTGTAATCAACTGTTATGGAGCCAACAGCATCTAGCTTTTGATGAGTGACCTTAATTGTGTCAGCCCAGATTCTTGGTATATAGCTTACTGTTGAGCTATCTAAACTTGTCTGCTTTGTCTCTAATGCATTAACGGCTTCGACTAGCTTATTAAGCTTATCGATATCTAAAGGCTCACCTGCAATAAAATTTTGTGCCATTATAGACTTTCTCCTTCTTCATGCATATTGACTTCTTCTTGTCCTACCTCTAATACAGAAGATCTATTTAGTCCGTATTTTTCAAATACATCTGGACTTGTAATATGTCTTTTTTTATTTTGAGATACTAGATATATTTTACCATCTGAAATGTTTTTAATCAAGGTTCCGTCTCTAAATCCAAGCTTTCCGACTACCTTAAATCCAGCAACAGCACTCTCTGTAGCAAGCACTGTTGGGAAGTTCCAGCTTTCGGCTGCTCTATCAGAGATAAGCCTATATCTTTTACCATCTTTAATCCAATACGTGGACTTCTCTGTTTTAACAGCTAGCCCTGATGGGAAATTAGTTGGCTGAGAGATTATCGAGACTTCTGGAGTACTCTTGAATATCTTTTTCACGCTGGCTCTTTTCATTAATTAATTCTGTAACTTCTGCTCTTAGTATGGCAATTTTTGTTTCATAGTCGGACGCCAACTCTCCGATTCTTTCTTGCAATGCAGCAATTATTAACTGGTTCTTATCCAAAACTACTCTCCTTGAAGACTAGCTAGCTCTGCTTCAAGAAGTGTTTTTTGTGCAGCAAAATCGGTGAGCTGTGCCTGTAAAGAGTTTAGTAGTGACTGGCTTGGAGAAGCCTTAGCATTTTCCTCAATAACTGTAAGCTCTAAGTTATATGTATTTAGATCAACATTGTGAATGTGTTGATTTACTACGTTAATCTTGTCATCGTTTGTTATCATTATTCCTCCTAATGTATTATATCAAAGACTAGTCCAAAAGTACAGGGGGTACGTTTTTTAAAGCCACGCCAGCTTGATATATATCTAGCTTATCATAGTCTGGATTAATAACAGTCCATTTTTTATTTAAACCGCTGACTTCGCAAAACTTTAGCACCTGATCTCTAGAAATGTTGCCATATGCTCCATCTAGTTCTCCAGAAAGTAGCTTATTTAATCTTATCATAGATCGAGAAGACTGCTTCCAGAATTCATCTTTATTCTTGTCTGCCCACGGTCTATGTGTTACATGCCTTGGCTCGTCTTCTCCTGGATACTTCTTTACTGTAAGATGATAATAAATTATCTTTGGGGTTGCCCAGAATCTCCATCCTCTGCACCATGATTGTACGGTAAGATAAATCTCTTCTCCATGATAACTCATGTCTGGGTCAAAAGGGACTTCCTGTAGATAAGACTTATGTGTAAATATATAGCTGCCTTGCCAATACACTGCGGGCTCTAGTAAATCATCATGGAACCAATCTATATTAGGGAAACCATATCCAGGAGTATAGTCAGCGTTAATATGTCTGTGATAAGAGTTAATTGTTCTACCACTTGGAACATCATCAATCATTATTCTACCATCGTCAGCAATTGCATACTCTGGACCAGAAATTGTCAAGATAACCTTGCTGTGTCCAGCCATCTCTTCTGCCTTCTGGAATTCAGATATTGATATCTCATCCCAGTCCTTTACAAATATATTGTGTCCACAGGTTTGAAAAAAGTAATCATAATCAACATCTACGCTAGCAGTTTTCCATCTAGACCACATAACTCCACGATATTCACTTAAGTCTAATTTAAAATAAAATAACTGATTCTCTGGAATAAAGCTAAGGTCTGGATGCAGGTCATCCCTTGACTGCTCTGAAACTATTGAAAATATAATATTCTCTTTATACTTTGCGTTATCCCATAAACTTCTTACTGCGCCAAGAAGATCCTTCTCACGGTACGCTAGCATAGAAACTAATATCTTTTTATTACTCATTATTTGTCCTCCATAGGCATAACACCTTATCTGAATACTCTGGATAAATGCCCTCAAACTCATTGAATGACTCTATTGGGCTATTTAAATTATATGGGCTACACATTAAATTAATTAGATGAGCCTCACCTATATTTATATCTGTATTGACTTGTTCCCTTGTAAAGAAGTTTATTGCAAAAAACTTAGATCCAGAATTAACTATGTTTTTTATTATTTTTTTATTCTCTTCTATTGAATAATGCAAAAGCACATCTCTGCACAATATTAAATCGGCAGCTGGCAATTGATCAATAGTTATATCAGACACCATAAAATTAATGCTATCTGAAGAATACTTTTGGATATTGCTATCTATTAGGTCATCAACTATATCTAATCCAAGGTATGAGACTCCAGATAGATTGACTTCTTTCATCCAGTTAAAGTCCCCGCATCCGATATCGATAATGCTAGATATGCTGTATTTATCAATTATTAAATTTAATGCGTCTATAACATTTACAGACGAAGATATGCTTGATCCCATCCCAGAGACAGATTCATCATTTCCCCATAGATTGTTAGCGTATATTCCTGTAAAAACTTCTTTATGCGTCTGCATCTAGCGAGCCAGCCCTAACTCTCTTTTGATGATCTGGATACTTAGAAGAGTCAGCATGAAGTCCGTGATAATATTTTCTACCAGACTCATGTGGCTTCTTCATATCTTCACCAAGCCTCTGTTCATTAAACAGATGAATCTCATTTCTTTCTTTTTCTAAAGTATCATTACTAAAAACATCTGAAGCTTTAACCAAATCAAACTTGTCTATATAGTATCTTTGAATTGGCATAAAGGCAGATATAATATCTCCCTTTTTAATAAAGATCTCTCTATTAGGCTCAGTAATCTTTAGGTTGAATGTAAAATCTCTTCTAAGGTTGTCCGTTTCAATAACTCCAGTCATTGAAGATATGCCAGGAATAAAATGGTTTGGTGGAGGAAATACCATTATGTTAACCCCTGGCTCTGTTCTAAACATAAAGTTGTTTTGAAATGTTAATATTCCAGATCCAAACTGGGAAGCCACAAGCTGCTGTTCTGTACCTTCATCTTCTACTTGAAATATTGTATCATCTGCATTTTGTCCGCCGTTCCATATGGCCCTAATGTTATACATGGACTTTACTCCAAATCCATACTGGTTGCCTATTCCTATTGGAAGACAGTAGTAAAAGTGCGCTGTAAACCAATCTCTTTTTGGATTGGATCTAAAATCAACAATAATATTCTCATAGTCTCCATGCTTTGGGTATGACCAATGATGAGGCATTACAACTATTTTATTTTCAGGAACATTGTTCCCTTCTGAATTTATAAAACTAGTACTCGTTATCATAAGCCTTGTCAGTTCCCCAAAATCCAGCAATAGTATATCTAGTTCCGCCAGATACTTTATTTACAGAATGAAGATGATTAGCATCTCCTAGATGAACTGCAAGCTTTCCAGCTTTTGGAGAGACGCATATATTATGATTTGGATAACATGTTTCTCCACCCTCAAAATCATCATTTAGATATATGATAGACGCATGAGATCTATGGGTAAAGAAATTATCACCGTACATTACATTTTCCATATCGTCTTGATGGGCTGGCTGGAATTGCCCATCAAACCATCTTACTACGTGCAGCGTATCCGCATAGATATTGTCTAGATTATATTCTTTCATAAAGAACGCTTTTGTGCGCTTTAGTATATCTGACATAACAATTTTAAATGGATTATCGCTGGACAAAAATTCTGGGTAAAATAC